GTTGTCAGGAAGTAACCATTTGGATCAGTCAAGAAGTTGTTAACTGTGTAACCTTCAGAAATTGAGCCATTGTTTACGATAGCGTTGATGTCGTTGTCGGTTGTGCCAACACGCAACTGAGTTTCGAGCAAACGAGTTGCAACGAACTGGAGTTGTGGAGGAACAATCAACTTCTTAGGTTTAGCAGCGATCAACAAGCCACGCTCGTCTGTCCACTGAGCGATTTGAATAACGGCAGCTTCCAAAGAAGTTTCGTTCAAATCAGCCATAGTAGCCTGAGTGTTGCTGTTAGTACCGCCAGATACCAATGGGTGTGCTGTAGAGAACAAAGGTACACCATCACCACCGTAATAAGCGGCAGAGCTAGTGAATCCGTTGTTTAAAACAGCGGCAGCTTTAACCTGTTTGGTATAAGCCATTGCACGAGCCAAAGCCTTTGTATAGCGAGCTGACAAAGAATCGTAGAGGTTGTCTTCGATTGCTTCTTCAGTCAAGCTAAAGCCAAGGGCGATAGTTTCGTGGTTGTAACGAGCTGTGAATGCCTCTTGAGCATTGTCATAACGAATGGCGGAGCCTTCGTTTTTGACAGGTGCTGCAGAGAAGCCAGACAGCTTGGTTTCTTCTTCAAACGAACGCTCAGAGGTCTCTGTATCATAGATCTCTTTGTGTTGTTCACCATAGCGAGCATACTCAAGTCCGAACAATGCGTTCAATCCTGGGAGCAACTCTTTCAGTAGTTGTGCACGTGAAATAGCCATTATTTAGCTCCTTAAGCTGCTGTTGCTACAGCTGTTGCGCTGTAGTAAGTGTGAACACCGAAGTTGAACTTAACGATCACTTCTGTGAATGAACCTGACGCATTTACTGTCTCTGGAATACCAGCAACGATACGCATTGGAACGGCAGTTCCAGTACCAGTTGTTGCAGAGATAGAAGCAAGTGAGTCACCCGTTGTTGTGCTACCAGTAGTCAAGATTAAAGCTGAATTTTGACCAATAGCGGCTTGTGTTACACCAGAAATTGTTGATGCGCCAGCAGCAGTTACGGCAACTTTGAACAAAGCATCTGGATCATCCAAAACGAAAGCTTGGATGTCAGTAGCGTTTGTACTAGCTGGGTAATACTGTTGTTGCAACAATTGCTTAGTTGTTGGGTTTGTAAACTGACAACCCAAAAAGATGCCAACGGCATCGGTTGCGGTAGCTGTGGTTGAAACTTTGCTTAAAGTACCACCAGTGTTTAAACGCACGACATCACCGTAAAAAATTGATGTGCCAGAGTTTTGAGCAATGGGGAATAAGCGAGTTTGACCAGCAAATACCTGACCACCGATCAAATTGATCGGCTGAAATCCGTAAGGACCTGAGACGGTAGGATAAGCCATTTAGAACTCCTAATTAAATTTAATTACCTTTACCAAAAGTGCTTGAAGACTTTCTCTCTGCAAAGAGAGGTGCCCTTGGGTCACTTTGGCGCATAAAATTATTGTCTACAGCTTCCGTTTGATCTTGTGTTTGTTTGGCGTAAAAGTTATTCCGCTGTTCCACAAATTCGGCTGGAGTCTTGCAAAGCAATAATCCGCCAATCTCAATATTGTCTTTAAATCGACTATTGGGATCGACTAACAGTTGCATTTCGGGTTGCTCTTCAATAGGCACAGGTTCCCATTTTTCTCTCAGTTTTGCTGAAAGGTTACGTGGATCTGCTGCTCCTAGGGTTGAAATGCGAACCCAGTGATACTTATACCCGTCCAGTTTTTTTGGTTCTGGTAGCAATTCTGCTGGTGCCCACTGCTCAGGGCGCTGGCTTGTATTGCGGGTTTCTGCTTCACGGTCAATTCTTTTCGTAGTCATTTTAAGATTCCTTTATAAGTTCACGGGCATATTGCTCATTGGTTAGTCCTAATTTCTTTGCAATTGCTTGCTGGGAAGTTGACAGCTTTACAGTCTTCTTGGAAGATGTGCTGCGACTAGCCGAGGCTACAACAGTACTAGGCTTTGCCTTAGACTGAGGTTTTTCGTCTTCTACGTCCTCGAAATTCTCAGGGAATCTCTTACGCATAGTTTCGTCTATGCGCTTGTAATACTCATCGGTAGTGGCGTAGCCCATACCGTTTTGCTTAACAAGCTTTTCATGCAATCCCAAGGCTAAACTGGTCATCTCGTCATCTTGACCAAACCAAGAGTTTTTTTCCTGCCAGTTAGAGGCTTTCGTGTCTCTAACTTGCTGTTGCACTGGCTGTTGTTGTATTTGTACATCATTTTCCTGCTCTTGTAAAGCCCTTCTTTGATTTAAATTTTGGCTAACGTCAAAGACCCTATCCAATTTAATCTTTGCGGAGGTCATTCTTTCCTGAGCTTCAACTAATTTATCGCCATCTCCAGACTCATAAGCGTCTCGATATTCTTTCTTAGCCATTGCCAGCTCTTGCTCTGCACTCGTTTTAAAGGAGTCCACAGCTACCGCTTCGGTTGAATTTACCTTGCCTTTGAGGGCTTTATTCTCTTCATAGAGCTTTTTAGCTATGTTAATAGCCTCTTGACGCTCCCGATCCGCTTCATCAGCTTTTCTACGTTCGTCATGATAAATCTTGCGAAACCCAGCAATTTTCTTTTTTGCTTCCGCAGAGTACTCATCAAGCTCATCCCGCTCCAAAGATTCTACAAACTCTGGGTCAGAAGGGGTCTTGCCCTTGTCTTCTGGGGGTGTATCGTCTTCTACCTCAATTTCAAAATCGTTTTCGGCTGCATCGTCAGCTGCCTTTACTTCTTCATCGGGAAACTGGTAGTTTTCCATTCGCATACTCCTTATTTTCGTTTACTTACGTTTAATACCACGGGGATCGTCCACTACGCCTTCCACAGAATCATCGTTGATCATGCGGAATTCACGTCCATGAATGACTAAACGGCTGCCAGCATATGGTTTTACAAGGACAAAGTCGCCCTTTTTACACCAAGCACCGCTAGGAAAACGGGCTGTATCTGCGTAACAATCTGGTCCTAGCTCTACTACAAACAACACGGTAGTCAGTGTTTCTTCAACTCGAACAGTTTCGTCTGCCTTGATGATTCCACTTTCATACTCTTTTTCCTGCTCAGGAATAGCGCAAAGAATGCGGTATCCAGAGGGTTTTGGGAGTTGTGTTGCTTTTTCTTCGTTTGACTTATCAAGCAGCTGCGTAAGATCTACCGCCTGTCCTAAGTCGATTGGACTATTCATCCGAGTTCTCCATTCTGTCTTTGAGGTCTAATACGTATCCACGAGCAATGAGCAGACCCCTGATCTCACCACACGATTTTTTGTAATCCTCAAATTTTTCGTAATTTCCAAGGATTACTGCGTCTTTAAGTTGAGCTATTTTTTCGTCAAATTGCTTAACCAACAACTCTAGTTCGGTCATTCGTTACCCTTCTTGTTGTTTTGTGAGTTAATTTGTGCGGCTAGAATTTGAGCTGCTATCTGTTTTTGTTGATTCTCAGATTGCGATTTCTTGTGCGCTATATCCACTCCTGTGCGTACAGCATCAAGTTCTACATTGCGGTCAAGCTTGTCTTTGTCGTAAGACATTCTGATTCCCGCTTTAGTGGACTCAAGGGTTTCGTTTGACTGTATCCGCTCACGCTCAACTTGTATTTGCTGTTGTTTTAAAGCAACATCAGCCTGATCTTTAGCTGCTTTGCGTTGAACATCTTGAGCTTTGATCTGAAGTTCTTGCTGTTGCATCTGAATAATAGGGTCTTGAGCTTGTTGTTGGGCTTGCTGCTGTGCCGCTTGAGCTTGATTTTGCTGTAAAAGCTGGGTAGAAGCCTGTGCAACGAGGCGGGAAATCTGCACTTCGTACTCTTCTGGGATGGAGTCGTTGTCTTCGTCCTTGAAATACGGTAGTGGAGCGCCTAATTGTTGCTCAATCATCTGACGGTACTTAAACCCAAAATGCTCTGCAATGTGCGCTTGTAGTGCTGCCGCCATTACCTGTGCTTGTGGATTTTGACCAATAATTTGAGCGGTTAATGGATCCTTCATAAAGTTGGTATGAGCGGTGATATGAGACTCGTGATCTTGATAAATGAACGCTTTAACTGGTTTTTGACGCAAGACCGCCATGTTTTCAGAGATTGGATCCTGTGGTTTTTGGTCATCTTCCAGCGGAATTAGCTTCTGAGCGTTGCGAATTCCCAACACATCGAGCATTTGGCGGTGTAATTGCGGCAAATTGTAGATTTGCGGGGCAGTTTGAGCCAATTGCAGCACTGCTTGGTACTGAACAATCTTCTGCGCCATCGTAGCGGCATTAGGATCAGACACTGGAATGACCGTTACTAGCTCATAATCTTCTTTTTTAGCACGGGCACGACCATCTACAGGATCATAATCATAAGATTCAGGCGTGTAATCCCGAATAATGTCTTTTAACAGGCGTAATTCCTGTTTCATGGAGTAATGGATACGGGCTTGTACCGCACTCATGACCTTTAAGGTGCGTTCTAGGATGGCTAAAGTCGTGCCGACAGGGGAATTGGCTGACATATCCGCCACTTTCATGTCTGCTGCGGAAGCAAATCTACGACCTTCTTCTACAATCGTGCCAAGTAGCTGATAAAGAACCTGACTTGGCTCTTTGTATGGCAAAGTCATCAAATTATCTTTAATTGCCCCGCTGGGTACGTCTACATCTCGGAATTCGCCTGGCGCTATCGGGGTGTCGTCACCTTTGACACGCAATCCACGGGTCTTAAAGCCACCTGGCAAGTTGCTAAGGGTTCCTGCGTCAACGAGCTGACGAATAAGAGACGTTCCAGACTTAGCAAAGGCTCCGACCAGATGGATGAGACCAAAGCAATAAAAGCCAAAGCCAGGAACGTAGCCGTAATGTACGAAATGTTGCCGTTTTTGTTTAGTTTCATCTTCTGGTCTCCAGTTACGTCTAATAGACAAGACTTCTTGGGTGCCTTTTTCCATTGTCACTACGTATGGCAAGGCTATTCCCGTTGGTTCCCCATCTTCATCTACGTCTTCATAACCTGGCAGGTCTAGATTTACGTGGACTTCAAGCAATTTAAATCTGTCGTCTGAAGTGGCTCTAAAGCCCATCTTCTCCGCAATCTTCTTTTCTACTTCATCTAAAGCGCCAGTGGGTTCGTCTAGTTCTACGTCTCGGTAGAAACCCTCATACTGCAAACGCTTAAGTTCATTTTTGGTTTTCCGCATTACATGAGTGACACGTGGGGCTTGCTCTAAGCTTGAAGCACCATAAGGTACTACGATGTCTTCTGCTGGGACAAACATCGAGACTTGACGATTAAGGGCGGGATCAAAATAGACCTTTTTAAAAGCATTACCTGAAAGTCCTAAGCCCCAGATCATTCTTTCATGCTCAGGGCGGAATTCCTGCATTACATCGGTTAACTCATAGTTCATGTCATCCTGAACACGGGTCGCAGCGTCTTTCTTTTCTGGTGTCTCCTTACCGATGATCTGCGTTTTAACAGGACCAGCAGCTGGAAAGGTCTCCATGATTGTCTCCGCTTGGAACTTAACAAGCGCTTCAGATAGCAACGGGTGATATACACCACAGGCTCCTTCCCAAGGGTCAGTACGTTCTTCAATCTTCATACCCAGTAGCTCTAGACCGTCCACATAGGTCTGAATCCAGTCTTTACGTGCGCTGATGTCTTCTTCAAAGTCACTGAGCAGGTCTCCTGCAATTTCAGTCAACTCGCCTTGGTTCATGTACTCTGCTAGATTGTCATCAAAGCCCAGATCTACTTCTAAAATTTCTATATCCAGCTTTTCAAAGTCTGGATCTTCAATTTCAACTTCAATATCTGGTTCCTCTGTTAAAGAGTCTAACCCTACAGGGGCTTGGTAAAGGCTTTTTGCAATTGTCATAATCTATCCTTAGTAATACGCAACTCTTCGTTTTGGCAAATCATAATCAGGCTCATCCGAATTAATACGGATAAACCCGCCTTGACGGAACCTTAAGAGGGCTTGGGACGTTGAGTCCACCAAGTCGTCATGATCTCCGTTAGGAAAAGAAGCACATTCTTCCATTACTTCCTCCGCCCATCTGGTATTGGGACACCATACAAACCCTGATGCAAATAAATCTGATATGGCGTTTACACGGGCTATCTTATCACTTCCTTTGCCTGGTGTATATTCCTGCAGGGGTATACCCATCCGCCTCATTTCATAAATTAATGGGGCACCTGCCGCCTTTTTCTCAATGATTAAAGTGTGGGGTTCATATTCTTTATAAAGCTCGAATGCTTTGGCTTTGAGTTCAGGAAACTCCATACGCTCTTTAAAGGCATCGAGCAGGATAATATGCGCCACTTCCCGCCCTTCTGCATCGGTTTTATGGAATATTCCCCACGTGGTACAGGCGGAGTAGTCGGCACGATTATTCTTCTCAAAAGCGGTATCCCATGATTGAATGATGTAGTCACAATACGGTGGCTCGTCATCTTCCCAGATCTTCCACATTTCCCGTTTAATGATTGCGCCCTCTTCTGAGGTCGGGTTCTGTTGATACTGGGCTTCCCATTTAGAAACAGGGATCTCAGCCTTGATTGCCTCAAGTTCGGTTTGCTTCCAAAACTGGGGCCAGAGCGGCTTTCCTGACGGCATCAGCGCAGGAAACTCAATTACTTCCCATTCATCACCTTCCCTTTTAATGGAATTGGCAATGATTTGACCTGTTAAGTCTCGCTTAGACCAACGGGTCATCACAATTACAATAGCCCCGCCTGGTTGCAGACGCTGACGAGGACCAGAGGAATACCACTCATAGACCCTGTCGTAGACTTCAGGGTTGCCTTGCATAGCTTCTTGCTCAGAATGCGGGTCGTCAATGATCAGGACATCCGCACCTTTACCCGTTACGGCACCGCCTACACCAATCGCAAAATAATCACCACCTTTGTCTGTATTCCAACGACCTGCCGCCTTGGAATCGGAAGAAAGCTTGGTAGGGAAGATGTCTTGATACTCTTGCATATTGACCAAGTTACGGACTTTACGACCAAAGCCTACTGCCAGCTCCGCTGTATGGGCGGTCTGAATGATCTTCTTCTGCGGGTATTTACCTAGGAACCAAGCAGGAAATAGATAACTAGCAAACTCAGACTTAGTGTGGCGGGGTGGCATATTGATGATTAATCGCTTTAAGGTGCCGTTCGCCACTCTTTCAAAGGCATCCGCCATATCTTTGTGGTGCTTGCCTGGTATAAACGCAGCCCACATACTGTTTACAAAAGAAAGAAAATGCTCTTTACAACGCTCTTTCTGGTCTTCCTGCAAGATAACTTTAATCTTGGGAATTTCAGGGGAGTCTTTGGGTAGGGTATCTAACAGACCCCTGTAACGCTGTAACTCGGCAGTGCTCAGTAGACTCAAAGCGAGGTCATCTTCTCAACGGTTTTGTCAATCGGGACAAGGCTACGGATCTTATTGGGTTGCACCTTTAAGAGTCCTCTGTCCTTGAGGTCATGGATTATGCGATGGATATTAGATTTACTCTTGAGTTTGAGTCCTGCAGCTATATCCGCATAACTAGGGGAAAACCCTCGGTATTTAATAAAGTCTTCTATGAAGTGCAACACTTCCATCTGCCTTTCAGTCATCGCTTTGCTCCATACAATCCTACGGATTTTCTAATCATTAGACTTGTCCTCTTTCCCGTATAGGGACTTAATCAGGCGGAGCAGTCTTTCTCTTTCCGCATGGGTGAGGCTTTGTATAAAAGCCATAATCTCGTTAACAGTCTTCACTTAAGCAGCTCCAAGGCTTTTCTGACACTAGCTATAGCACTAGTCATCTCCGCCCTTTCTTGACCCCTTAGCTCGGCTTGTAGAGCCATCATAGTTAGAACTAGATTCTTTAGCTTTTCAATCAATGCATCATTTTTCATTTAAAACAATCTTTCCTGTTGGTCTGTTGGCTCTACCCACGGCTGTATACGCACTTTCCTAGACTCAATAAACCGCACCCTTTCTTCAAAGGACATGGCACGGTAGTCTCTAAACATTAAGCTCATTGCTCTTGTGAACTCTGGATTGACCTTAGTGGGTTTAAATTTACGCTCAGTTCTCAAAATATACCTCTGTTTAAACGTTCGTGGTATGTTACCACATTGCTAAAAAAATATATATAGGGGGGTGGGGGGTGTTCC